GGTTGTTCTTACTGAAGGCTGAACGCCTGAAATGCTTCGAAGGATTTTTGTTGTGCCATCCTCGAGTGTTTCAACGCTTGCGTTGTATGCCGAGTGGAATACTGCACTGACTTCTTTGCCGTCATCCATAAATACTGGGTGAAGTTCGTATCCGGGAAGTTTCACGGCACAAATCCACCATTCTTCATATCCTTCGGCGGTCTTTTCTCTCTTGTAGTAGAACTTCGGTATCTGCACCATTACATCGCCGTTTGTTCCGTCCCTTGTGAATGAAGGCTCGCCTGCGTATGCGAGGATGTTACCCTCTGCATCCAAGTTGCACAATCTCATTTCACTCCACGGATAGATGTTGTCGAAGTCGTTCTGAACCGTGCTGACAACTCCGAGTTGTGCATTGGCTACCAAGCCGACCGCATCGCCGAGTCTTTCGCAGACGGTAGAGGATGTTCCTTTCCATCTCACGCCGTATTCTTTGACGGTCTGTCCGTATAAGAATTCGTTCGGGATTTTGCCTGTGGAGTCAAGCGGTGCATATCCGTCCGGCACACCTTTGTTTTCGGACTTCTCACGGCTTTCGATGTTCTCCTGAACATCTGTGCTTAACTTGGAAGCATCGACCGCTCCGTCATTGATTTTGGCTCTTGTGATAGCACTATCTTTGACTTTTGCGGTTTCGACTGCGGCTGTGCCGATTTTTACGGCGGTTACCGCTCCGTTTGAAATCTTGCTTGTTGAGACTGCACCCTCTGCGATTTTCTCTGTGGTTACAGAGCCGGTCCCGAGTTTGCTTGCTGTTACGGATGTTGTTCCGAGTTTGTCGGAAGTTACCGCTCCGTCTTTGATTTTTGCTTCGGTTACCGAACCGTCAGGGTGATCGAGAACTGCTCCCGATTTGTGTGCATCGAAGTCCGCCTTCGGTGCTTGCTGAACATTGTCAACATTTCCGAGTCCAAGCTGCGCCTTTGTCACTCCATGGGGATTGCTCTTGCTTGCTTTGTGGCTGTCTGCTCCTGTGAGGGAAGTTTGAACATCCGTAGCAAGTTTTCCCTTTGTGATTGTGCCATCGGCTATCTTTTCATCGGTTACCGCTCCTGTTGCGATTTTTGCATTGCCCACGGCTGCATCTGCAATCTTTGCACCTGTTACGCCTTTGTCTGCGATTTTCTCTGTGGTTACAGAGCCGTCCGGGTGGTCGATGACTGGTGCAGAGGTGTGGTTGTCGAAATCTTCAAGCGGTGCTTGTTTGATGTTATCCAAGTTGCCGAGTCCGATTTGTGCTGGTGTTACGCCGTGAGGGTTCGCCTTGCTGGCGATGTGCGAGTCATAACTCTTTACTTTGTCGCCGAGCGGTGTGTCGAGTTTACTCTCTCCGACTGCGCCATCGGCGATTTTTTCTTTTGTTACCGACTCGTCAGGGTGGTCGAGGATGATTGCATTCTTATGCTCTGCGACCTCGCTTCCTTCAGCTTTTGCGTTCCACGATTCTTTTTCGGCTGCGGTGACATGGAGGATGGTTTCATCGGTGTTGGTTTGGTGTTCGTTGAATTCCTCAAAACTTACCAATCCGATATCATTTTCTTGAATTGCCATTTATATCACTCTCCTTCATAATATCGTGCGTATGGTCTGCCGTTATCAAATATCAAAGTGGCATTCCCATCGTTGGTTGCTCGGTAGTACACTCGCTTGGTTTCTTCATCGATATACAGATTTGTGAGAATTTCTGCGATTGATAAGCCGCCCCAAGTGTACGCCGATGCGGCATCCCAAGTGCCTATAAATTCATATACATCGTCCCATGTTCTGTATGTGAAGATGTAATTTACATAAAGGTGTGCAGGGATGACTTCGCTGACCGCTTTTTCGATGTCGCTCATCGTTCCGGGGATACCTTTTCTCGTTACGAATTTGATGTCCACGGTGTAGTCTGATGCGTTCTCTTTTATCGTGATTATGCCGTCAATATATGCCTTAACGACATTGACGAGTGCGGTCTTTGTGATTGCGTTAAGTCCACGGAGTTTTGCGAGGATACGGCTTCGGCGTGCCTCGTAACTTTCCGTGTGGTTCGTCTGAATGCCGAGGTCTTTTTCGTATCTATCGAGAGCGGTGGTCGCTTCCGATATAATCATTTGCTTTTCGGCTTCCTCGACTTTCGAGATTATTCTCGCCAGTTCATTTTCGTGTGGCAGAAGCACGGCTGCCATTACTGCGGATTTGTTATAATATTTGGGTAGGTGTTTTATGAGTTTACTCAATGGTCACCACCCCCAATGTTGGCACTTCTTCGTCCAAGATGTCGACATTGGAAGTTCCGCCGTTTATGGTCAGGTTCTCGTAGTCCACGATGCAGTTGATTCCGAGAATGCTTCGACCGATGTGTGCAAGCGATACATAGCTTTGCTCGAAGGCGATGTCTTTCAGGTATGTTTCGATTTCCTTTTCGATAAGGCTCTTGACCTCTGATACCGTGTATCCGCTCTGCAGTTCGAGCGTTGCTGATACATTTATCGGCAGCGGTGTTGCACTCACTACTGTTACGCTTGCTCCGACTGGGCGTTCGTTCTCGATGTAGTCGGTCACGCTCTTGATGAGGTCTGTGTCCGCTTCTTCACGCTCTTGGTTTATAATTAAAACCTTGACCGTGCCGGGACCGTTCCAAAGTGGCACGCATTTGGCTGCACCTACACCGGGGACTTCGGTCGCCCATGTTTCGTAGTGGTATTTGTTTCCGCTCGTAGGCGGTTTCTTTGCTAATGCGTAGTATCGCTCTTTGGCTTCTTCCTCGGTTTCGGCATCGTAGCCACCGCTGAATGCTTCGGCATTTGTTACCGCTGACAATCCAACGGAAACAGGGAAGGATTTAATCGCTCCAGCTGGAACATTGCCTGCAGCTCCGGGGATGTCGCAAATTGCAGGAACTTCGGCAGTTCCGTTTTCGTCAATCGTTCCCGATGCTGTTATCGTGAAGAATAAACTGTCGGACTTGATTTTTGTGCCTGCGACTACTTTGTCGCCCGCATTTCCTGAAATGGTTACCGTGCCTTTTGCGTAGGTTGCGGTTCTCATTTCAATTCCGACTTCGGCAAGTTTTGCCACGAGGTCTGCGCCTGTCGCTGTGGTTACGAAGGCTCTGTCTGCGACCTTTTCTATTCGAGCATATATTTTTTCATCCTCTATGGCTCTTGGTTTCTGCGTGTCGTACATAAACGAGCCGACTGTCTTGTCGTATTTGTCGTCTATGTCCGCCATAAGCCTTTCGAGGATTTGGTCTTTGCTATCAGCCACTATATATCACCTCCTGTGTCAAAATTCCGTTTGTTGTAGTGATTATGTCGGCTTTGAATATCAATTTGTCATTGCCTGTATAAACGGACTCAAAGGATGCCAGTCCTGTTATCTGCTCGTTTTGAAGGAGTGCTTCCTCTAACTCTCGGCGGAGTTCCGACTCCACAAAATCTCGGGAGTATCTCTGCCCCATTGTTAGATCCTCGACCACGATGCCGTACTGCGTGTCGTCATATACTCGGTATCGCTTCTTCTCGGTTTGGCAGATTTTCTGCACCCATATCATGAGTGCTTCGTCGCCTGTGCATTGTTTTACCTTTCCGTCCTCGACTACAAAATCTCCGATGTTGAAGTCAAAAACGAAGGAAATTTTTCCTGTGTGTCCGGCGGTTTCGGTCTTTGCTTGCTTTGAGTTAATTGTCGAAACTGGGAACATTTAGACCACCACCCCTACAACTATAAATTTTTGGCAGTCCGAATACGGAAGCAGAACGACCTCTTTTCCAAGGTGGATATATCTTCCGTATGAGTCGGTTTCGTAAAGGTTGAAAAGTGCCTTTACGAATGATGCATCGATTACGATTTTACTGCCGATTTGAATTTGAAGCGTTGGCAGAGAGGTTATCTTTCCGAACATCGGAGAGTAGTCCTCTCTGTTTTCACGCTCTCGCAGTAGTTTTGCGAGTTCGGTTATTCCGTTGTTCATGCTATCCTCTCCTTTGGAGATTAAGTGTCACGGTGTGTGTGCCACGGTCTATGGCGTGTTCGCTGCTCTTGATGAGGAATGTTGCGCCGTTGTCGTTGAGAACGCTTCCGGCTCTCGTGTAGCTTTCCACATCTTCTATAATCGGTATCGAGTATTCCTCTTTGATTACATTGAGTTCAGCGAGTTTGGATTGTGCGACTTGGGAAGCGTTGCCGACCTCGTCATCCTCGATTTTGATTACCTCTTGAAGTCGTCCATAGGCTGCTATGGACTGTTCGTCTTGTGCCGTTGCTCTTTGCGTGAAGCCGTCATCGTTGCCTGTGATAACCTTGACCGAGTTGTACATATCCTCGATGGAGGTTTTATGTGTCATCGGTCCGTGGTATCCTACCGAGCCTGCGGTTGGTAGGTTGTCCGCAAGCCTGAAGGTCGGATTTGCCACAATATCTCCGATTTTATAAATGCGGAGTCCTCTTGGTGTTACATCGATGTTGAACTCCGAGCCTGTTGCGGCTTTTGCAAGTTCGAGGATGTCTTTCATTATGTCGTATATGGTTTTGTCCATATAAATCTTCTTTATCGTGTATCCAATGTCGCAGAGCGAGTCTATCGGTGTTCCGAAGTCCGAACACATTTGCTCGATGGCGGAGTTTGCCGATATGCTGTTGAACTGGTAGGTTTCCTTTGATTTTTTCAAATAGAAGCCGTAATCTGCGACCGTGTAAACATTGAGCATCGTATCTCCGTCATCGACTGAAAGGACGATCCCTCTGAACATTTCGCCGTTTGCGGTAAAATATGAGACGATGCTTCCTTCTTTCGGGAGATATGTCGATGTCCATCGTGAACTTAAATCTTTACCTATGCTGAAGGTCATCGTGGTCGAGATTTCGTCTATCGAATTCTGCCACGATAAACCTCCGGCTGTTTCTGTGATTTCTATTCCGTCTGCGTATAGTTGCATTCTCTCCACCTCGCTTTATCCGTTGATATGGTTTGCCACCTTGATTATCAGGGCGTTGAAGTGGTCGAGATTCCATGTGCCTTCGTACCATATCTGCGGTGTGTTGATGATTTGGTTGTTGGTAAGAACTGCGACCGCATCGGCAGGCGTGTCAACTTGTGCATTTGCCACATATGCTGCCATCTTGACCAGTAAGGTCTTGAAGTGGTCATCGTTCCAAGTTCCGCCGTACCAAATCTCGGGGTTGACGATGATGCCCTTGTTTACGAGGACGGTTATTGCATCGGTTGCATTGTCGACCGTGGACTGTTGTGCAGTTTCGGTTGCTTGCTCCGATACATTGATGAGTGGGAATTCCTCGAATGTCATCGTGTAGTTCAGGTTGCTGTCCTGTCCGATGGTGTATTCGAAGTTCTCCAAGGACACCGCCATATTGATTGGTGTGTCCGTTACGATGAGTCTGATGGGCAGTCTGCGACTCACCCAAGTGTCAATAATATAAACATACTGCTGCCCTTTGTATGTTCTGTCCCTCAAAAACGGATAATCTCGAACCGGGAAGAAAGACTCGATTGTAATTCCTTTCAGTCCCGATGTTCCTATTCGTTTCAGTTCTGCGCCTGTTACCGTTTCGAACTTCTTGTTGTTCCTTGGCTTCGTTATGGTAAACGAAGGAGGAACGACAGGCAGCTTGATTACTTCTTCACGGTTGTTCACGCTTAAGTAAATATCCACTTTCTATCATTCCTCCTTATATAATATCGAGTGCCAGTTTCAACTTTGGCATCAGTTCGTTTACGATTTCTTCGGGGGTCTTATCTCTTGCATCGATGTGGATGTTGAAAACATTACCACCCTTGTTTTTGTTTCGGTCGAGTGGTTCGACTTGCGCCCCTCTTGGAAGGTGGAGCATTTCGGGACCTTTTTCGCCGACAATAACATCGCCTGCTCGGGTAATGTTACCGCCTGTCGCAAGCATCGGAAGGTTGACCGTCTGCAGTTTCGTTATGTTAACACCGGGGATTTTGTTGATTACCCCGATTGCCCAGTTTATCGAGTTTATGAAGCCGTTTATAAGGTTGCCTGCGAAACTTATCACGCTGTTAACCACGGCTTTGAATGCACCCGATATTCCGTCTGCGATGCTCGTTCCTATGCTTGTAAACATATTTTTGATGGTGTCCCATATTCCTTGGAAGAAGCCGACCACGCCTGAAAAGGCGTTGACGACCGCTTGCCATGCGGATGAGAAAATGCTTCCGAACCATGAACCGACTACCGAGAAAACATTGACGATTCCGTTCCAAAGTCCCGAGAAGAAACTTCCCCAAGTTGCGAAGATGTTCTTTATCGCTGTCCAAGCTGCCGAGAAGGTGCTTGAAAACCACGAGCCGACTGCCGAGAAAACGGACTTGATGCTATTCCATATTCCTTGGAAGTATGCACCCCATCCGGCTACGATTCCCTTGATCGCATCCCATGCGCCTTGCCAGTTGCCTGAAAGCACATTTTTAACGACCGAGAAAATGCCCTTGATGGTGTTCCATATTGCCGTGAAATATCCGACAACGGTATCCCATACGGCTTTGATGATAGTCCATGCGGTGTTAATCGCTCCCGAAATGTAAACCTTGACGACATTGAAGTATTGCTTCACGGTGTTCCACAAGGCGTTGAAATACGGAGCGACAAAATCCCATACTTGCTTAATGACCGCCCACGCTTCTTTGAATGCCCCGGTCATCGCTTCTTTCAACGGTCCGAGTGCGGACTTGAGGGCGTTGACCACGGTGCTGAAGGCTACCTTGATTTTTTCCCACATTCCTATAAAGAAATTGCGGAAGCCTTCGCAGTTTTTCCAAAGTGCGACAAAGACTGCGATTAAAGCAGCCACGCCTACTGCAATCCATCCGATAGGCGATGCAAGAAATGCGGTGTTGAGTGCCGTCTGTGCTGCCGTCAGTACGCCTGTCGCTGTAGCGGCTGCGAGTTCCGAGAAGGACATCGCACCCATGGTAGCGGCACTTGCTCCTGTTGTGGCTGCACATATTGCTTGCAGTCCGTTTGTGATTCCGACTGCGACATTGTAGGCTGCCATTGCTCCGGCTACGCCGTAAACAATCGGGCCGATGATATTCCAGTTATCTATGACGAAGCCTGTCGCTGCCGCTACGCCCTCGAGGGCTGCTCCTACGACTTGTAATGCTCCTGTCAGGATGTCCGTCCAACTGAAGCTGTTACCCATATTTGTCAATCCGTCAAAAACGGGGGACAGGGCATCTTTGAAACTTCCGAAGGCTGGCAATATGTACGACTGCACGCCGTTCCATATCGTGTCTATCATCGTTGTGGCAAATGTGGCGATGCCTTGAATTCCCGGCATAACCGCATTGACCACGGTTGTGAATGCGGACTGTATTCCGGGGAGTTTTCCTGTGATATAAGTCAGGACTTGGGTGACTATCGGGTATAGTTTTGTGCCGATGACTTCTTGCATATCGCCCCATGCGTTTTTCAACTGCTGGATTTTACCCTCGGGCGTGTTCGCCATGGCTTCCGAAAGTCCGCCGAAGTTTTGACCTAAAACCTCCACAAGCATCGCTGCTTTTTCGCTTTCCGTTCCTGTTTTCAGGATTTTGGCTTGGGCATCACTCAATGTTACGCCGTATCGGGTAAGTGCGCCGACATTTCCTGTCATAACCTTACCCATGAGGTTCGCCATACTTTGCATTTGGTCGCCTGAAACCGCTACGCCGTATTGCGAAACTGCGAGGTCTTGTAACGATGGCAGAAGGGTTTTGATGGTGTCACTCTGCAACTGGAAGGTTGCGAGCTGCGATGCACCCTGAATGGTCGCTTCATCTCCGACTGTGGTTACGCCTTGCAGTTCGGATGCGTATTTTTTCATCGCATCCACATTCTGCAGGGTCGTGCCTTTTACATTCATCATCAATGTTTCGAGTCGTTTCTCTGCGTTCGCCTGAACATTGGCTGCATCGATACATTGCTTGCTCCAGTTTACCACGGTCTTGAAGCTGGCGTATGCCGCTACGACACCGAGTGCCTTTTTCGCAAGTGAAGCGAGGCTTGTTCCGGCGGACGATGATTGCGACCCGAATTTTTTCATTGATGAGGTTGCACCCTCTGAACCTTTTTTGAGACTTCCGAGGCTTGTTATAGCACTCTTGATTCCGCTATTGAAACCTCCGTCTTTGAGGGAGATTGTAGCGCCGATATTCTTCTTTGCCATTACTTATCTCCTCCAGACATTGCTTTGTAGCGAGCTGCTTCCTCGTCAAAGGCGAGGTACATACTCGCTCTGTAAAACAACTTTTCGGAAGGGTCAAGATTCATAATGTGTTCGGCTGGTATTCCTCTCTGCAGATAATGGTGTATCATATACAACTCATCGTCTGCAGTTATCAGTTTTTTGTTTCTTCAATAATCTTTACGCTGTCAGGACTGTAGCCTGCAAGCTCCAAGCATTTTACTGCAATCTGTGGAATTTCGCCGTGGCTGAATATCTTTTCCACGATTTCCATCGGCTCTACGCATCCGAACTCCTTCTGAAGTTCTTTGCTTTTGAGCGGTGGTTCTACCACAGACTGATAAACCATATAAACATCGCCGACACCGTCATCCATTCCCTGTGCTTCGATTGCAAGTTCACGGCTCGGTTCTTCGATGGTGATTGTACCGCCGAGTGATTTCACATACAAATCTGCACGCTTGGGAGTTTTCTTTGCTTCGAGCATTTGCTCCTTGCGTGCCATGAGTTCCTTCAAAGTGATTTTAGTTTGAGTTTTCATTGTTATTTACTCCTTTCGTAAATTGAAATTTTACTGAACTTCTACTGTGTCCGGGAAGTCGAAATCGGTAAATCCGCCCGAGAATTCTTCCTCGAGGACTTTCCCTGTTTCAAAAGACATAAGAGTCAAATCTCCGAACCAGCAGTTGTCGAGAACGAGTCTTTCGCTGCCGTATGCATCCGGGTCGTCAACCTTACCGATGAACTGACATCTTGGGTCAACGCCTTTCTTGATTTGGGTTGCGATTTTAGTTTGTCCTCTCGAGAACACCTTTTTAACTTTGAACGACCATTCTCCGGCAGTTCCCATCAATTTGGAGTCCTCTGTCATGTCGCCTGCGAAGGCGATTGTTTCACGGTTTACTTTCAGTTTTGCTTCGAAGGACGAAACCTCATATACAGGCTCGCCGTCCCAGTAAAGCATACCGAATGTTCCGCTCATCACTCTTGGTGCGCTGGGTTTTGTTGCCATGATTGTTTACCTCCTTACATTGAGAGCGAAAGCTTCAAATCTTCCATAGCATCTTGGAACTGAACACCGCCGGATACGAATACCATCGCTCCTGTGTTTGCGTTCTTCAACTGTTCCTCGCTATATTCCGATGTGTCGATGCCTTGCTCTTTGAGATATGCTTCCTGACCGTCAATGTCAACGGCTACGCTGTTTTCGTACTGGTCGAAAAGAACGCCCTCTTTTTGAAGGTCTTTGAAGTATGCGTTGATGGCTGCACAGAATGCTACCTTGTTGTCGTAGCTGTTGGAAACTTTGCCGACATAGTTGTCTGCGAAGGTTGTTCTGATGTCGTCCTGAAGAAGATCCACACCTTCGATGATTTTGATTTTCTTCATGTCCTCGATTTCGCCATCTTCGATTGTGGTCTTGGAGTTTACCGCTCTGCCGATTTTGATTTTCTCGCCATCGTTAATCAGGATGAGCTCGCCCTTGTCGATTGCTTCGTCCATGTTGTCAATCTCTGCGATTGAGTCCACTTCGTCAAGCACGAAATATGTCGCACTTCTATCGAGAGCGATGCCTGCGAAAATACCAGCAAGTCTTGCGGTGTATTCTGCGGTTGTATAAATCTTTTCGCCGACCACGATGTTTGTGGTCGTGAAGTTTATAATACCGCAGTTGTCCGATGCACTATTCGGAAGAACTGCCTTGTAGGATTTTTTCTTCTGATTACGCATCTTGTCAATCCAATCTGCGATGGTGGTTGCATCGCCTGCTTCTACCTCGGGCATTGCAAGGTAATTGAAGCGTGTTGATACGAGTCTGCCGAGTGCGGCTGCGAGGGTGTAGGTTGTGTCCTCTGCGCTTACACCGACTCTCTCGCAGATAACAACGGAAGGCTTGCCAAGGAACGCCTTCTTGATGTAGTCGATGTTCTCGGGTTTCCAGTTGGCTTCCGAGATGTTGTCATCGTACTGGCTCTTGTAGGTCTGTCTTGTGAAGCCGACATTTGTGTCGTCTTTCAAAAGAAGAACTACGATGCCACGGCTGCTACGCTGAATGAGGGTAGAAGCCTTGCGTTTAAGTTCGATTATAATTTGGGGTAATCCCATATCACTTACCTCCTTGTTTGATGATGTTGAGTTCGAGTTCTGCATCGCCCATGAGCGTGTCGTCATCGGTGTATGCATCCTCGTTATAAATTCTTGTTACCGATATTGCGAACTCCGAATATAGAGTTGTGTCGTCATCGGTCGTGTGCTGAATTTCTTCGGGTGGTTTTATCTTCCTGTCCCCGATGGGGATTGGTGTCGCAAACCACGAGTCTATTTTTTCGGCGGTCTGCAGGCATTCTTCCTCGGTTTCGACTGACGGCTCGTAGTGAATTTCTACTCGCATTCCGACTTCTTCATAAACGGGGGATATTCGTGTTCGGGTTATCGGTATAACCTCAACAAAAAAGGCAGGCTTGTCGTAGCCTTCATCGGTTTCGTTTGAGTAAACTCTGCCGCCGTTGGCTATGATTCTGTTGTTGATTGCGGTTTTGATTTCCGTAATTTTCACAGTTCTACCTCCTTTGTGATTTCTTCGAGCATCTTTTCGGCTGATTTGAAAAATCCGCTTTGAAGTTCTCGCATTGTGCTTTTCAGCATTTCTTTTCCCTTAACTCTGCCGCCGCTCGTGATACCTCTTGCTTTTCTCTGCACGGTATTGAGGGTTCGTCCGCCTACCCGAGTTTTTCCGCCACGGACTATTTCGTGTCCATCTTCTACGAGGTGTCCATGCGGTGCTTGGGTCTGAATTCTTACAACTCTGACCGCTCCGTTCGCTCCGTATCGTTTGACCTTTTTCAACCTCCAGCTGCCTTTCAGTTTCTTGGTCTTTCCGACAGGGGTTTTGGATTTGACACGGTTGGTCGCTGTGCGACCTTGTGCCATAAGCAACGCATCGACTTTGTCCTCGTATTTTTCACTCAAACGATTAAATGCTTTTTCCAGTTCTTCCGTTCCGAAGATGTCGAGTCCATCTCCACCTTTTGGCTGACGAGCCATTATCGTTGCACCTCTGAACAGACGATGGTCAGTTCCTTGTGCCTTTCTTCAATATCGAGTATGGACTCTATCTGCAGTTTTTTCCCGTG